TCAGAAAAAATGCCAGCCGGCGACGACCTTGCCGACGATCTGCAGCTCGTCCTCGCTGCGGGCGATCTGGACGTGGCCGCCATTGTCGCTGATCACCCGAATGGCGTTGTCGCCGAGGATCTTGGAAGTTTCGATACGCTTGGCCTGGATGTCGCCCCAGCGATCGCGGATGGCATAGATTCCATCGGGCGAGGGAATGCGATGGCGGGTATCGATGATCAGCGGCGTTCCCGGCGCGATGGTTGGGCGCATGGAATCGCCCTTGGCCTCGATGATCAGAAGTTCCCCGGGCTTGGCACCGATGCCGCGTAGGAACCAGGGCGGGAACACCCAGGCATCGGGCTTGACGGCATCGCGCGTCTCGAACTTGTCGCCGTCGCGGTAATAGGCATGCGCCACCTGCCCGCCTCCGCCCATGCCGGCGCGGGCGTCCACCTCGACGATGCCATTGCTGGGAATGCGCGGCGGCGCATCGGGGTCCAGTGCTTCGGGCGCCTCCGGTTCGAAGAAGCCGTCGGGCTGGTGCTCGTCGGGATCGAAGGAGGCGAGATGCAGGCGGTTCGACATCAGGTCGCCGGGATCGACCTTCAGCGCCGCGGCGGCCCGCACGATCCATATGTCCGACAGGCGCCGCTCGCCCCGCTCCAGCTTCACGAGCTGGGACCTGGTTGTACCCATTGCCTGGGCCAGCGCTTGCTGCGACAGGCCCTTGGCGTTGCGCAAGGTTTTGAGATTGTTCCCCATACGGGTACAATGCCTTAGAAACCAAACCTTGGCTAGAATTATTTTTGGGAACATTCCCCTTGCTTAATGAACCCATAATGGGTACATTAGGGTTATAGCCATTGCACGTTCCCTCCCGGACCAATCGCCCCCGAGCCCTTCGCATCGGGAGCCGATGTCTCCCGCCAGGCCGTGCGGAAAAACAAACCAGGCAAGCATTTTGCGCGCGCCGCGCCACCTCCGGAAGTCCGGAGGCAGTGCGCGGCACCGTGACGCCCGACGGCCTGACGACAGGAAGAAGGAGGCAGCCTCATGCAGCAGCCGGACGACCCGGGCTTCGCCCGCCACGACGTCGCAGGGGACGGATTGCCCGGCCCCAGCCACGACGGCGGCACCCGCCTCCTCGGCCTCGCTTTGTGTGCCCTCTCCGGCGCCTTCCTCGCAGCAATCGTCAGCCTCGTCACCGCCTGGCTGCGATGAGCGCTCCCCTTTTCAGCCCCTTTTCCTCGCAGCCCCTTTCATCGGAGACCGACATGGCGATGCCGAACAGCAAGCCCCGGCACTATCGTGCGGCGGACCAGCTCGAAACCGCGCGCGCCCTGCGCGCCAAGGGTGCCAATCTGCGCCAGATCGCCCGGGCCCTCGGCCGCAGCCATCGCGCCGTAACAGCTCTCCTGGCCCAGCTCGGCCCATCCCCAAACCAGGTCGAAGGCGACGAAAGCGAGGAAACGGGCGAGCAGGATCGCCAGGCGCAAGCGCTTCGCCGGGCCACGCTGCAGCATCTCAACGATATCCGGCGCGAACACGGCTTCGACAAGCGCTGGGAAAGCTACGCCCTGCGGCCGGAGACGGCGCTGCCTCTCGATAGCTGGCGCTTCCTCGACTTCTCTCCCATCGGTTCGCCCGCCGAGATGTGTGCCGGTCAGCTCGAACACTAAAAACTGGAAACGGGTTCAAAGTGCCCCGCCCAATCATAAGCCGGCTCGGTAATTCCACTCCAGAGCGCCTGGCTTGCACCGCTATCTGCACCCTTTTCCTTTCTCCCCTAGCCAGGAGGTCGCCCGAAATGCGCCCCTCTCCTTTCTTGAAGATCCGCCAACGCGAACCTTCGGGCCGGCTCCAGCGCGAGAGCGTCGCCGAAATCACCGCCACGGCCACAAGGAACCGTATTCGCATGGGCGTCCGGCCCGGGGACGCGCGCAGCCAGCTCGCCGGCTCTGTGTTCGGGCGCCTCAGCCTGCAGCAGGAAATCAATGCCCGGCAATATGAGGCGGGCTGCCGCTTCGGCGTCGCCGTCATCCGCTACGCCAAGGTCATGGGCTTTGCCTCACCCAACCCACGCTCGCTCGACATGCTGATGCTGGGTAGTGGCAGCCACGGCGAGGAGGCTGGCGATGCCGAAGCGATCGCCAAGGCGCGCCGGCGCTACGAGGACATGTTCACCGCTCTCAACGACGCCCCCGACGGCAAACGCTATCTCAGGGCTCTCAAGACCTGCATCCTGCAGGACCAGCACGTCGACCTCGGCGATCTGCGCTGCGGATTGAATATTCTTTGCCGACTATGGGGTTGACGCCGCCCAGCCGATATGGCAAATTAAGACCCTGAGAAAAAGCGCCCGACCGAAAGGTTCGGGCGCTTTTTTGTGCCCTGCGCACGCCTTCGCGGCTGCCTTTGTCATTGCCGGGCATGACAAAAATTGGTGTCTCGCTTGTCTCCGCACAACGGCAGAGCGCCACACCACGCGACATCCCGCTGCGCCGAAGCCGACGCGCCCAATCCCGCAACACTGTGACCGACTGACCCGCGGCCCCGCCGGAGGCTGACGGCCCCCTCCCGGCACGCCGATCACGGCGACATGCGAGCCTGTCGCGAGACCCATTCCGCTTCCGGCGCATGCGATGGTTCCGGGGGGCGCAGCTGTAAGCCCCCCATTCCTCATCCTTGAACATTCCCCCCGCCTCCGGCGGGGGATTTTTGTTGCCCACATCGGAAACCCAGCATGCCCAATCCCTCCGGCGGCCCTGCGCGCGTCGCCCTTGCGATCAACTGGCTGGCGCTCGCCAGGCTGTTCCGGCGCGCCCGTGGCGACGAGGCCACGCTCAAGCTCGCCCTCTCCTATCACAACGTCTTCGATCCCCGGAGCGAGGACGTGCAGATCGTCCTCGCCGACCTCGCCGACTACACCGGTTTCTACCAGGTGAACGGGGAAGGCATCCCACCCGACGACCGCGCGTTTTCGGATGGTAAGCGAGCCGCCTTCGGGCGGCTTTTTCGTTTTCTCAACCTGACTGACGAGGAGAAGGCCGCGCTGGTGCAAGCCGCGCGCACCGAGGCCATCGCCAGTTCCAACCAAGGCATCATCTGATGACTGACGAGGCAAACCCTGGGGCCGCCATGGCGGGAACCCCGGACGGCGCCACCGTTCCCCCGGCCAACAACGGGTCGCCGGCCGGCGGCGCGACTGACTTCCTTGCGGGCCTGCAGAATGCGGAAAGCCGGCAATGGGTCGAAAGCAAAGGCTACAAGGCGCTAGATCCGCTGGTGGAGTCGGCGCGCCACGCCGACCGCATCCAGGCCGAGTACAACGAGTTCAAGGCCAAGGCCCTCACACCGCCGGCAGCCGACGCAAAGCTCGAGGACTGGCAGGCCTTCTATGCCAGGCTCGGCCGGCCCGAGACGGCCGAAGGCTATGAATTCCGCCTGCCCCAGGGCCTGCCCGAAGGCTTCGCCTATGACGGCCAGAGCGCCAGCGCCTATCGGGGCTGGGCACATGAGGCCGGCCTCACGCCGAGGCAGGCCCAATCCCTCCACGATCGCTTCGTACAGCACCAGGCCGGACAGCAGTCGGCCTATGTGCAGGCCATCGTGCAGCGGGGCGAGGCCGCGCAATCGGCGCTGGTCAGGGCCTGGGGCGACACGAACACAGAGGCCTTCCGCCAGAACGTCGAGTTCGCCGACCGCTTCATCCGCCAGAACGGCGGCGAGGCGCTGATGGGCGAATTGAAGTCGAGCGGCCTGATCTCCCCCGATGGCTACGTGCTTTCCCCCGCCCTGGCCCAGGCCATGGCGAGGGCCGGCAAGGCGCTCTACGCGGAAGACCAGTTCGCAACCGGCGGTATGGCGGCCCAATCGCGCTCGGCAGCCGAGACCCTCTATCCGGTCGATCCGTTCCGGCGGTGAGACCTTTTCTCAAAGGAAGCAAACCATGGCCGTGATCGGCAATTCCTATCCCACGCTGGTTGATGTCACCAAGCGGCTCGACCCCAACGGCAAGCCCGCCGTGGTGGCCGAGCTCCTGTCCCAGCTCAACGAACCGCTGCAGGACATTCCCTGGATCGAGGGCAATCTGCCCACCGGCCACAAGACCACGATCCGCACCGGCCTGCCGCAGGCGACCTGGCGGCGCCTCAATTACGGCGTGCCGCCGGCCAAGAGCACCACGGCCCAGATCACCGATGTCTGCGGCATGCTGGAAACCTATTCGGTGATCGACAAGGACCTCGCCGATCTCAACGGCAACACCGCCGCCTTCCGCCTGACCGAGGACACCGCCTTCATCGAAGCGATGAACCAGCAATTCGCCCAGGCGCTGTTCTATGAATCGGTGGGCGTCAACCCCGATCGCATCACCGGCCTGTCGCCGCGCTATTCCAGCCTCACCGCCGGTAATGGCGTCAACGTCATCGATGCCGGCAGCACCGGCGCCTCCAACACCTCGATCTGGCTGGTGGTGTGGGGGCCGAACACCCTGCACGGTATCTATCCCAAGGGCACCACGGCCGGGCTCACCCACCAGGACGTCACCACCTCGGCGCCGATCCTGGACCCCAATGGCGGGCGCTACCAGGCCTACCAGACCAAGTATCAGTGGAAGTGCGGGCTGACCGTGCGCGACTGGCGCTATGCCGTGCGCATCGCCAATATCGACACCACCACCGCGGCCGGCGGCCTGCAGTCGGCGACGCCGCCCAACCTCTACCGGCTGATGGTCAGGGCGATCAACAAGATCCCCTCGCTCAAGATGGGCAGGCCCGCCTTCTACGTGAACCGGGCGGTGAAGACCTGGGGCGACATCCAGGCCATGGAAAAGTCGACCCTCGCCTTCCAGACGGTGACGGACGCTCAGGGCCAGCCCTTCCTCAGCTTCCGCGGCATCCCGGTGCGGCTGACCGACCAGCTCCTCAACACCGAGGCCCGCGTGGTCTGAGATCCGCTGACTTTCCAGAATGAGGCGCTCAATCCTTCCCCGGCTGCGGGGAAGTCCGGAACATCTTCGCAAACGAAGATGTTCCTTCCATCGCTGCGCGGCAGCGACGGAAGGGGGAGAGTGGCGCCACGCTCCCCCACCCGGCCCTTCAGGCCACCCTCCCCGAAACCGGGGAGGGATTGCCGCGCTTCACGCGTCTTTCCCTTTCCTTCCCATCATCGGAGCCATGTCCATGATCCTGGACCAGCAACTTCTGCTGTCGGACAAGCAGGCGATCACCGCCAGCGCCGTCTCGACCAATACCATCGATCTCACCCAGGCCCGCGATCCCGGCCCCGGCGACAGCCTGGAACTGGTGATCCGCGTCAACACCGCGCTCACCGGCGGCACCTCCGTGCAGTTCGCCTATGTCACCTCGGCCAGTGCGGATCTGTCATCCCCCAATGTGATCGTGCAGACGCCGGCCATCCCGGCCGCCAGCCTCACCACCGGTTCGGAATGGCTGCGCGTGCAGGTGCCGGCCCTTTCGCTCGATGCCCAGCGCCAGCGCTATCTGGGCGTGCAGTACACCGTGGCCGGCACCTTCGCAGCCGGCACGGTGACGGCGGGCCTCGTCGCCGATCGCGAGGCGATCGTCAACTACCCCTCCGGCCTGAATGTGGGGGGCTTTTGAGATGGCGCGCTATCTCGTCAAGGCCAAGGCCTATGTCGACGGCCGCATCGTCGAGGCGGATGAAGAAGTCGAGCTCGTCGGCAAGGTGCGCGAGGAAGACGAGCATCTCGAGCTCATCCCGGACAAGGCCAATGAGCGCGAGGCCAGGAACGAGGCCGAGGCGGTCGACGCCGCCATCCGGGCGGAGGCGATCAAGGCCAAGCTCGTCGACGATGCCGGCAGCGCGATCGACGAAGCGACACCGATCGAGATCGTGAACCGTCGGCTCGCCGAATACAAGCAGGCCAACGCCTTCAGGTGAGAAACCGGGGCGGCGCGCGACGCTTCGCCGACGCGCCGCTCCGACGAGACCCATCTTCGCGGCCCGGAGGCCCTCATGTCCGTCAATCTCGACATCACCGAGATCTGCAACCTGGCTCTGGATTATCTCGACGAGGCGCCGCTGGCCTCCATCGACGACAATTCGGCCGTGGCACGCTGGTTTCGGCGCAATTTCTGGCCGATGGCCTGGAGCCTGATGCGCCGCCACCCCTGGAATTTCGCCATGGCTCGCACCCTGCTGCCGGCATCGGCCACACCGCCCGCTTTCGGCTGGACTTTTGCCTACGACCTGCCCGTGGATTGCCTGCGGGTGATGGCGCTGACGGTCGATGGCACCGAGAACGCCAGGAGCATTCCGCACAAGGTCGAGGGCAGCCAGATCCTCACCGACGAACCGGCCCCGCGCCCCGTCCGCTATGTCAGGCGCGTCGAGAATACCGGCCAGTTCGACCAGCAATTCACCGACGTGCTTGCCATGGCCCTGGCGCAGAAGGCGGCGCATTTCATCACCGGCAAGGCCTCCTATGCCGAGTCTCTTGGGCAGAAGACGCAAGCAGCCCTTTCCGAGGCGCAGGCGATCGATGCCCTGGAAGGCACGCCGGATGACATCGAAGACGATTTCTGGATCGAGGCTCGTTCCTGATGGGCGCTTATGAACTCAAGCCGGTCTTCTCGCGTGGCGAGCTTTCCCCCAAGCTGCACAGCCGCGCCGATCTCGAGCATTTCAAGACCGGGCTGAAGGAATGCCAGAATTTCATGGTGATGCGCCAGGGCGGCCTCACCCGCCGCCCCGGCACGCAATTCGTGCAGGAGGTGAAGAATTCATCGCGTACCGCCCGCTTCATCCCGTTCATCTTCTCGGCAAGCCAGGCCTATATGCTGGTGTTCAATGCCGGTGTGTTCCGGGTCTACACGCTGGGCGGGCGTGTCGGCACAGTGGAGGTGCCCCATCCTTACGCCGATGCGGACCTGTTCCAGCTCGATTTCGACCAGACAAATGATGTGCTCGACATTACGCACAAGGGTTACGCGCCGCGGCGGGTGAAGCGGCAGAACGATACGTCGTGGTCCATAGAGACAGTCAATTTTCGGTTTGGACCGTACCTGCCAGTGAATGATACAGCAACCTCGCTTACGCCCAGCGGGACCGGTAACCCTATCCCGAAGATGAACAGCAACACCACACCGAGCGGCACGGCGGCTGCTAGTGGCACAGCGCTAGGTGCGCCATGGAGTGCGTTTGATCGTGATGCTGGCACGGCCTGGCATAGCGATTCCGGTGCACAAGCCTGGCTCTCCTACACTTTCCCCGCTTCACACATCATCGTCGGCTATGCCGTACAGGCAACCACCCAGCTTGTCACCAGCACCCCCGTTACCGATCGCGCTCCTAAATCGTGGACCTTCGAAGGGTCGAACGACGGCATGAATTGGACAGTACTTGATAGTCAGTACGCTCAAAGCAACTGGTCAGCTGGTGAGACGCGATATTTCAGGTTCACCAATATCACGGCATACATTAGTTATCGCCTTAACGTTACATCCAACAACGGTGGTCAGTACGTTACAATCGGCGAGCTAGCATTTACCGAAGAACCAGCCGCAGCACCAGCGGTGATAATCACTGCATCATCAACTGTTGGCATTAATAGTGGCGCCGGTTTTACCGCTGACGATGCCGGGCGTATTGTGGCACTTCTGGGATCGAACGCAGTCTATCGCTCGTTTATCATTACAGCCATTATCTCGCCCACAGTTGTGCAAGCCAAACTCGATGACTCCCCTCTGCCCGTTGCACAGGGTACGCTGCAATGGCGCCTTGGCGCCTGGGGCAACACGCCCGGGTGGCCGGCGCACGTCGCCACCTTCGAACAGCGCAAGGTCTATGCTCGCACGAATGCCCAACCGTCCGCCATTTGGGCGACCAAGACGGGTGGCTATGGTTCTTTCCTCGACTTCTCCGTTTCGGTACCGGTGAAAGACGATGACGCGATTTCTTTCACCCTCACCGACGTCAACGAAATCCAGTGGATTGCCGAGGGCTCGGATCTCTTGATCGGCACCGCCGGCGCCGCCCGCACCATGGGCCGCGACAGCCCCAACCTGCCCTTTTCGGCCAATAACTTCCGGCAGTCCCTGTCCTCGACCTACGCCTCGCAGGCGATCAGGCCGGCCAAGGTCGGTAACTCGACGGTCTTCGTTTCCAGCTTCGGCAAGGCACTGCGCGAATTCGTGCCGGCCGACAGCGGGGCCGGCTATGCCACGCCGGATATCTCAGTGCTCTCCGATCACCTCTTCGTCTCCGGCATCACCGAACTCTGCTATGCCCAGGAGCCCGACAGCGTGGTGTGGCTGCCCAACGGCAAGGGCGAGTTGATCGGCATGACCTATGAGAAAGATCAGTCCATAGCCGGCCTTCATCGCCACGTAATGGGCGGCAATGGCTTCGTGGAAAGCTGCGGGTCGATTCCCGGACAGGGTCGCAACGAGGTATGGCTGATTGTCCGGCGCACGATCGGTGGCGCGAACAGGCGCTATATCGAACGGATGGCAGCGCCCTTCGAGGCGGCCGCCTCCACGCCCGACAAGGCCTGGTATCTCGACAGCGCCCTGCAATATAGCGGCGCGCCAACTACCGGCATCACCGGCCTCGGCCATCTCGAGGGCCAGCGCGTTGCGATCCTGGCGGATGGGGCGCGCGAGGCCGACCAGATCGTTACCGGCGGCGCCGTCTCGCTTGCCTCGGGACTGCCAGCCAGCACGATCACCGTCGGCCTGCCTTTTATCTCGCGCACTCGCCTGATGCCCTCGCCCACTTCGGCCGGCGATGGCTCGGGCCTGGGGCGGCGCAAAAAAATCGTCTTCGCCAAGATCGATTTCCTCGCAACCGGATCGCTGCGCGTTGGCCGAGACGAAGCCTCGGCCGAGGAGATCACCCCGCGTCACACTAGCGATGATCTCGGCGCCGCCGCCCCACTCGCCACCGGCTTCTACGACGCTCGCCCGCAAACGAGCTGGGGTGACGAGGGCGAACTCGTGCTGGTCGCCGACGGCCCGTTGCCGGTGACAATCCGTTCCATCAGCCTCAACACCGATCCGGAGCCCTGACCATGTGCCCACCGCTTTTCGCAGCCATTGGAGCCGGCCTGGCTTCTGCCGCCTCGGCCGCCGGCTCCGCCATATCCGGTATCGGCCTCGGTACGGCCGCCTCGATCGCTGGCACCGGCCTGTCGGCCATCGGCGCCATCCAGCAGGGCAACGCCGCCAAGGCCCAGTCCGACGCCCAGGCCGAGGCCTATCGCCGTCAGGCCCAGATCGAGACGATGACCGGCGAATACCAGGCCGGCCGCAAGCAGGATCAGGTCGACAGCACCATCGGCACGCAGACCGCGCTCACCGGCGGTTCCGGCGTCAATCTCGACGGCTCACCCTCCGACGTCATCGGCTCGACCGCCAGCGAAGGCGCGCTCGACATCGCCGCCATCCGATGGAACGCCAGGAACCAGGCCAACAATCTGAACTACCAGGCCAGGCTCGCCAACATCGCCGGCCGGAATGCCCAGACCGGCGGCTATTTCAATGCAGCCGGCAGCCTGTTCGGCGGACTCGGACGACTGGGAAAAATGGCTTGACCGCGCCGGTGAGGAGTCCGGGCAGAACGGGAATGAAGATAGCCTTTCCTTTCGGAAAAGCCGAATGCCGTCAGCCCAGACGATGGAAGACGGGTTCCATGACTTCGCATGGCGATAGCATCCCGGCCTTGCGTCTCCCAGCTTCCAGCGAATTTCACCTGATCATGCCTTCGGTTTGATCTGGCTCCACGATGCGGGCCGCGGGCCTTGGTGGCGACACCCGCACAGCTGGCTTCGATTCACTTTCCCAAGAAACTCCCGCTCCTCGTCCTTTCCTTCCACCCTTCATGTTCAATCCTGCCCCAAGGCGGCGATTTGCTTGCCGGAGCCCCCATGACCATTCCAAGCTATGACAATCGCCGTTCCTATGCGGGGGACGGCAGCACAACTGCCTTCGCCTTCCCGCCTCCCTTCACGGTCAACACCGATCTCGTTGTGCAGATCCGGGCAGCAGACGGGACAAACACCACCAAGACGCTCGGCACAGACTACGCGGTCACGGGCGCCGGCTCTCCCGCAGGTGGCAGCGTGACCATGATGGCAGCGCCGGCAACCGGCACCATGTTGATTATCTACCGCGACGTGCCGCTCACCCAATCGGTCGATCTGCAGGATGGCGGCCCTTTTCCAGCAAATACGATCAACCGCGCGCTCGACCGCATCACCATGTGGGGCCAACGCCTGAAGGAGCAGGTCGCCGTGCTGGGAACTCTGGCCACCCAGACGGCGTCCGGCCTGATGTCGTCGGCAGACAAGGCGAAGCTCGACGGCATCCAGCCTGGCGCCCAGGTCAACACCGTGACTTCCGTTAATGGCTATACCGGTACGATAGTGCTGGCGAAGGGCGATGTGGGCCTTGGTAATGCCGACAATACTTCGGACACGAACAAACCGGTTTCGGCAGCCCAACAGGCGGTATTCGATACCAAGCTGACACGGGCAAGCAACCTCTCGGACCTGACCAATGTCGCCTTTGCGCGCACGAACCTCGGTGGCGGTGCAACTGGCATCTCCGTCTTTCAGGCCGTCAGTACTTCGACTGCGCTTACGGCGATCGGTGCGTCGGCAACCGGTTTCTCACTGGTCACCGCGGCCAATGCCGCGACGGCCCGGTCCACGCTCGGCTTGGTTATCGGCACAGATGTGCAGGCCTATGATGCAGACCTGGCAGCCATCGCAGCGATAACCCCATCCCAGGGCGATATCCTCTACTACAACGGCACGGCCTGGGCTCGCCTCGCAGCAGGGACAAGCGGCTGGTTTTTGCGCGCGAACGGCACCGGCTCAAATCCAACGTGGGTTCCTGTTCCCGGCGGCGGCGATCTTCTGGCCTCCAATAATCTCTCGGAACTCGCGGCAACGGCCTCAACAGCTCGTGCGAACATCGGCGCCGCGGGCCTGTCGGGAGCTAACTTCACAGGTCCGGTGATTGTCCCCAACCAGTCTGTCAGTGCGGGTGACGGCAACGCCGCCAACACCAAATATGTCTTCGACTTGTTTAACTCCGTCTACAATGTGACGATTGCCCCGCTTGCCTCGCCGGCCTTCACCGGCAACCCAGCCGCTCCGACGCCATCTGCCGGCGACAACGACACCAGCATTGCCACGACTGCGTTTGTAAAAGGGGCAGTTGGCAATTTCGCCGGTTTTGTCTTTGCCAGCTCCAACATCACTCTTACAGCAGCCGACCATGGAAAGGCCGTTCAGGCGAGCGCGGCCAGCCCGTTCAACATAACGCTACCCCTAGGCGGCACATGGGGGGCTGGTGTCGCGGGCCCTGCCGTTCGCGCGTTCAATCATGGCACGGCTGACGTGACGATTGTTCGGCAGGGTGGCGATTTCATCTATTGCCCACCAGCCGGGCTGGGCGGGGCCAACACCTCCTTGACACTTCGCCCCGGCGAAGATGTTGAACTGATCAATCGCGGCGGGACGGAATGGGATGTCTGCGGCGGCAGCTGGCTTGCTTCCAACGCAATAGTCATCCCCCCAAGAGCCCTTGCGGGGCTCAACGCCGGGTTTGCCGTCGGTGACATGCTTTATGCCGACTCCACCACCACGCTTGCTAAGCTGGCCGATGTTGTGGGTGGAAATGTGCTTCGCTCCGGCGGTGTGGGAGTGGCGCCCTCATGGGGCAAGGTTGGCCTGACCACACATGTGAGCGGAACATTGCCGATCACGAGCGGCGGCACGAACATCACCACTTTTGCAACGGGTGATATCCTCTACGCCAGTGCCGCCAACACGCTCAGCAAGCTCGCCATTGGTTCGACAGGACAGGTACTCGCCATCTCAGGCGGCGTGCCGACCTGGACTTCAAGCAGTTCCGCATGGCCAACTGGCACTCTCAACGGCCTGACTCTGTCGCAGGCATCCACGACAAGTGTCGGCATCGCGGCTGGCGGCTGTGCCAATGAAGATGGCGGCGCTGCCTATAATATGGCGCTGGGCATTGCCATCACGAAAGGGCTCGGAGCCTGGACGGCCGGCACCGGCAATGGCGGCCTCGACACCGGATCGGTCGCCGCGACCACTTGGTATCATGTCCATCTGATCCGGAAGGACAGTGACGGGTCGATCGATGTGCTGCTATCGATCAGCGCGACCGCGCCGATGATGCCGGCGGGATACACAGCTCGTCGACGTATTGGCGCGATCAGGACGAACGGCAGCTCGCAGATGATGCCATTTGTTCAAGTGGGGGATCAATTCCTTTGGGATATACCGGTCGCCGATGCATTGTCGGCGGTCTCGTCGACCTCGGCCCAATTGGTCGCTCTTTCGGTTCCTCCGGCGATAAATGCCGAAGCTGAGATCGAGTTCAGCGCTGAAAGCACAACCTTCGGCTATGTCCTTGTGTCGTCCCCCTTGACGTCCGATCAAGCGCCTTCCTCCACGGCTGCTCCCTACTTTACGGTGATCGCGGCATCGGCAGGGAGCCGGGGTTACGCCCGACTGCGCATTCGAACCAACGGCAGCGGCCAGATCCGGCACCGCAATACCAGTAGCGCCTCGACCACGGTCATTATCACCACCCTCGGGTGGATCGACACACGGGGAAGGGTGTGATGCCATTCGTCAAACGAGAGAGCTGTGCTATCGGCAGCGTCTATCGCGCCATGCAGTCTGGGTCCGCTGAAGAATGGTTGAAGAGCTGTATGCTGAGACAGCCACAACCGACGCCCACTTGAACTCACAGCCTATTGGGTTACGGCGCATGTGGCGGGACGGCCAGATATTCACAACATCGGATGCAATGTACCCGATCGTGAAAAACCCTCGTATTATCAGATTGTTGGCGCCCGCAGCCTAGGTCAATAACGAAACAGAGTGCGCTTGATGATCTTTCGCATCGGATAGACGCGTTTTCCTGCATAGGCTCGATTGGCGATCTTGAGTGCGACTCGTGTGAAGGGATCAAAATCACGCTCGTCAACTAGGTTATCGCAATAAATGCGGAACTTCCTTCGCAATTCGATGAGATCTTCCAGGGGTTGGCGCTGACCTGGGCGTGGTCCATATGCTTTAGGCGTCTCACGCTGAATAAATACAGCATCCGGCACCATGGCAACCTGACGGTCCAAGAAGGTGGGGTAGAGGGTTAGGTGATCGGCAGACCACGCATGGGGAAACTCTTCCCAAATGCGACTAGCCAGTTTTTGTATCGTAAGGGTATCCCACAAGCCATAGAACCAGCCCGCGTGAGATCCAAACATCAGACTAAGGATATCTAACAAGGCTACGGAGTGGCGGTGGGTCGTTGGACTGATACGTTGAATTCGGTGCCCCTCAGTTCTTTCGAACTGGATTGTTCCAGCAGCCAGGCAGGTGCCGGATTCGCGCTTTAAAGCCGCAACGAGTTTCTCAACATAATTCAGTGACGACAGATCATCATGGGCACGCCACATAAAATAGGGAGTCGTTGCGTGATTGAGAGGGTCGCTGAAATTTCGAAACGCTCCCACGTTTTCGGGGCGCCGAATGTATTTAATCCGGTGATCTCTGGCAGCGAACTCTTCAATAATCGACTGGGTGCGATCAGTTGACGCGTTATCATAAATCAGGATTTCGATATCCTGAAAACTCTGATTGACTATACATGCCAAGCACTCAGGAAGTTGTGCTTCTCCATTGTACACCGGAATTCCAATTGTAACTTCCGCCAAGGGTTCAACTTTCCATTCTAAAAATGCTGGAGATTTCCCTAGCGCGCTTACCGAAACAAGCCAAGGGGATTCCAATTTCGCTTCCGTTACCCGAGGCAGCAGTTCAACCAGACACTCACGGTAAATCAAACACTTGCCGGTGTTCTCACTGAAATTTTGCCTCCTCGAATGAATTAAACATCGAAGATGATCGGCCTCCGTCGTGGGAGCAAGAGTAGTGAAAAACACAAAAACGGTCGGTTCTGAGTATGTCTTCGACCACCAAAGGGGTCTGATTTTTCTTCATCTGGCCATTATGCGTCGGGATGTAGCTCTGCGAGCGATGCGCTGAATGTGTTCGAAAGTACGAGCGATGAAGCCATTTTTAGTTGGATTGCTCGCCGAAGTAACGACGGCGTTTTCCTTGTGATTGCCGAGGCGAGGACCGATGCGCCTCTCGAATTTGTTCAACTCACAGACATCTATCGCAGAAATGGAACCTGCGTGACAGGGATCGCTCTGTTGGAAGAGGCCTGCGTCAAGGGGTTTGGCTGAAAAGTCATGGGCATGCTCATGGGAAGAATATTTCGAAGATATTTGGAAAATTAGATCCGAATATATGAGCGCCGTAACGTTGTATATATTTCAAATATTTATATAAATTGATCTTATTGGACCATATTTCTTCAAAAATTTTCATATATTTTGTATATATTTAGTAAAAAAATCAAAAAAAACGTGATATATATAAATATATCGACAATTTATATATATAAAATTTTATTGAACCTAGCAATTCCGCTTCTTTTGAGTTTTTTATTGAGGTTATCATGAGCGACACCCTCGCCCAAACCATCAAGCTCGTCTTTGGCTCCGAAGGCGACTATGTGAACCATCCGCGTGATCCGGGCGGCGCCACGAAATATGGGATCACGGCTGCCACCCTGGGCGCCTCGCGCCGGCTTGGCCGCAAGGCCACGCCGGATGAGGTCAAGCGTCTGACGCTGGCGGAGGCGGCCCGGATCCTGGACAAGCAGTATGCACAGCCCCTGCGCTATCCGGAACTGCCGGTCGGCCTCGATTATGCGTTATTCGATTATGCCGTGAATTCCGGCCCAGCCCAGGCCGTGAAAACACTGCAGCGCCTCCTCGCTGTCGAGGCCGACGGCATAGTGGGCCTGAAGACGCTGGAGGCCATCCGCAGGTGCGATATAGCCGACCTCATCGACAAATTGCAGGACGCCCGCTTGCGGTTCCTGCGCGGCCTCAAGACCTGGCCGACCTTTGGCAAGGGTTGGAGCGCCCGCGTTGCGCATGTGCGGGAAACCGCTCTCCGCCTGGCCGATGGCGTCGCCACCGCCATTCCTCCGTCTCCTGTCGGCCTGGAGAGCGCCACGCCCGCAGATGCCAAGGTCTCCTCGACCATCGCTGGCAAGGGCACCATCGTGGCCACGATCGGCACGGCCGGCGCCACCATCGGCGCCGCCAAGGACACGCTGCAGCCGATCACCGGCAATGGCGGCGCGGTCGACATCGTCTTTGCCCTGCTGGTCGCCGGCGGCAGCATTGCGGCGATCGCGGGCCTCGCCATTATCGCTTATCGGCAGGCGAAACATCGGGAGGCAGCAGCATGATCGCCACCGCGCTCGCCTTGTTTCGCCTTGTCCCACCGCCCCTGTTGCTGCGAGCGCTGGCAGTTGCCGCCGCCTTGGTAGCGCTCTGGCTTTTCATCCAAGATCGCGAGCGAGCCGCAACGGAGCGAGCCGCCGCCAACATCGAAAGGGCAAATCATGCAGCCAAGGAGCGCTTCGTCGATGCCAGCGGTGCGGTCAATCGCTGCTACAGCACTGGTGGCGACTGGGATCGCTTTGAGCGGGTGTGCAAGCATGGCCCCCGTTGATCGCCCCTGCGGCGTGATTACCGACAGCCTGCGGGACGTGCAGGCCATCTCGCGCGAGAGCAATCGCCGCCTGGCCGTTCACTACGAAGGTGGCCGGGCAGCGGGGTGCTGGCCATGAGCGAGAGAGAACATTGGAGTGTGGACAAGAAGATCCCACTCGCCCTGGTAATCACCCTGTTAATCCAGACTGGAGGTGTCGTTTGGTGGTCGAGCCAGCTCAACAGCCGTGTCACCGTCGTCGAGGAGCGCAACCTCAAGCTCGAGGTAGAAATAGGCAAGCTCAAGGATGGCAGTTTCGAAGTTCGCGAGCGCTTCGCAAGGGCCGAAACCACGATGCAGGCCTTCGTCGAAACGACACGCCGCATCGAGGCCAAGCTCGATCGCCTCATCGACGACAAACAGCCGTCGAGAACCGCCAGTCCTCGTTAA